CGTTCGAATGCATTGAATGAATCGTTCTGCGAAAACCAACCCCATGAATGAGGCTGACTATGGCCCTATGCGGCGCATCCAAGCGCGGCAACGGGGAACCATGCAAGCGTCACGCGATACCGGGTTCCTCTCGCTGCAAGCTACACGGCGGCAAGAGTTCAGGCCCCAAGGAACAGAGGGGCAACAAGAACGCTGCAAAGCCCGGCTCGATCTACAGCCGATTCCTGACTGACGAAGAGAACGACATACTTGCCAGCATCGAGCTGGGGCGCGTGGACGATGAGTTGCGGCTGACGAGAGTGCGCTTGATGCGTGCGCTGGCCAGGGAGAACGAATTCGGCAACACGCTGGAAGTGGAGTCGGAGAAGGAAGAGCCGATCCTGGTCAGCGGCAAAGAGACCGCGCTCACATCGATAACGACTACGAGCAAGGTTCGCGATTACTCCAGCCTGATCGACCGCCTCACTGCACGCGTCGAGAGCCTGGAGCGGACAAAGGAAGACCTGGAGACGCGCCGCCTCACCAACGAGAAGCTGCGCCGCGAACTGGAAGACCCGAATAAGGGCCTGCCCGAGCCTAAGCAAGTAATCATCGGGGTAGAAGATGCAAGCGACCCTGAAGCTGAATAAGCCGCAGTTCGAGTTCATCAGTCACCCCAAGAAGTTTTCGGCGTTCGTCGGCGGCTACCGTAGCGGTAAGACTTTCGTGGGCTGTGTTCGGCTCTGCATCAACGCGCTGGAGAACCCTGGCATTCCCCAGGGCTATTTCGCGCCGACCTATCCGCAGATCGCTGACATCTTCTACGACACCATGCCGGTGGTCGCGGAGGCGTTTGGCCTGTTCGCCGACATCGTGCCGAGTAAGAAGCGCGTGTACCTGCGTGATAACCGAGGCCGGTGCCTATCGACCATCGTTTGCAAGAGCATGGAGCATCCGCACCGCATCGTCGGCTTCAACATCGCGCATGCACTGGTCGACGAGATCGACTGTATGCCGATCAAGAAGGCCGATAGCGCCTGGAAGAAGATCATTGCGCGGATGTCCACTGTGTGGCCTGGCCGCGACATGAACACCATCGACGTCACCACGACGCCGGAGGGCTTCAACTGGGTGTACCGCAAGTTCGTCAAGGAGCTTGCATCCAATCCGAGCCAGCGCCCGCTGTACGGCATCGTGCACGCCTCGACGCGCCAGAACGCGAAGAACCTGCCGAAGGACTACATCAAGTCGCTGCGCGAGTCCTACCCGGCGAACCTGGTGGACGCGTACATCGACGGCCTTTTCGTCAACCTGACATCGGGCAGCGTTTACCTGAGCTTCTGCCGCAAGCAGAACCACACCGACGCGACTATTCGCCCAGGCGAGCAGCTGCACGTCGGCATGGACTTCAACATCAACCGGATGGCGGCAACGATTCACGTTATCCGCGACGGCCTGCCCATGCTGCTGGAAGAGGCCACAAGCCTGTTCGACACACCAGCCATGATCGTCGAGCTGAAGCGTCGCTTCCCGGGGCACAGCATCACGGTCTATCCGGACGCCAGCGGTAAGAATCGCAAGAGCGTCAACGGCAGCGAGTCGGATCACAGCCTGCTCCGCGCCGCCGGATTCATGGTGATGGTTAACCCGTCGAACCCAGCGGTTCGCGACCGGGTACTAGCCGTGAACGCCATGCTTCTGAACATCGACCAGAAGCGCCGCTACCTGGTGAACACCGATAACTGCCCGGTCACTACCCAGGTGCTGGAGCAGCAGGCCTATGACGAGCACGGCCAACCCAACAAGGACGGCACTGAAGACCCGGTCGACGCACTCGGCTACTTCATTGTCCAGCGCTTCCCGATTGCGGGCAGCTACACACTCGCAAACGTGAGCAACTCATGATCGCATTCAGCTACCTGAAAGACAGCCTGCAGAACCTGGTCGCAGGACTGGGTACTGCGCGCGACAAGGCATCACATTCGCACTATGCCGTGCCGGAGATGGACGACCAGCAGCTGCTGAACGCCTTCCGTGGTTCGTGGACGGCCCAGAAGGGCGTCACCATCCCCGCAGTGGACGCGTGCCGTAACTGGCGCAGCTGGCAGGCCGACAAGAAGCAGATCGAACTGATCGAGGCCGAGGAAGAGCGCCTGAACGTCAAGGGCAAGATCCTTGAGGCCCTATTGAAGGCCCGCCTGTTCGGGGGGGCTGCTGTGTTCATCGGCACCGGTGAGCGTGACACGGCATCCGAGCTTAACCCTGAGCGCGTCAAGCAGGGGGGCGTGAAGTACCTCACTGTCATGACCCGCCGACAACTGAGTGCGACCGAGATTGAACAAGATCCCCAGAGCCCGCGCTTCGGTAAGCCCAAGGCGTACCGGCTGCCGGGCAGCGTGGTCGAGATCCACCCGTCGCGCCTGGTGATCTTCATCGGGGCGCCGCACCCTGACCCAGAGCTGGCGGTGGGCACCGGCTTCGGCTGGGGCGACTCGGTGCTACTAGCCGCCATGCCCGCAGTGCGTCACTACGACGAGACGGTGGCCAACGTGGTAAGCCTGGTCTACGAGGCCAAGATCGACGTCATCAACATCCCAAACCTGATGACGAGCATGCAGGACAAGAACTACGAGCGCTTGCTGCTGGAGCGCTTGCGCCTTGCTGCTACAGCCAAGGGCATCAATGGCACGTTGATCCTCGACGGCAATGAAACCCACAGCTCCAAGTCGGCCAGCTTCGGCAATCTGCCTGAGGTGATAGCCAAGACGGAGCAAGGCGTGTCTGGCGCGTTCGATATCCCTGGAACGCGCATGTTCGGTCAGTCTTCCACCGGTCTGGGCGCCAACGGCGAAGAGAACACCCGCAACTACTACGACAACGTCGCATCGCGCCAAAAGCTGGAGATCAAGCCGTCCATGGGCGTGCTGGATGAGTGCTTGATCCGTTCGGCACTGGGCGTCCGGCCCAAGGAGATCCACTACGCCTGGGCTCCTCTATGGCAGGCCACGGCCAAGGAGCGGGCAGACATCGGCAAGACCACGGCGGACACCATCAAGGCGCTGAAGGACTCGGGCCTGTTCCCTGATGATGCGCTCTCAGCTGCATCGGTGAATCTTCTGGTGGAGCTGAGCGTGATGCCTGGGCTGGAAGCGGCCATCGACCAGTTCGGCGCCGAGCTTCCGGACGAAGAGGGTGGAGCAGGTGATGACGATCTTCCGGTAAGTGAAGGGGATGCGGTAGCGGACAAGAAAGCCCTTTCCGACGCCGCGCCGCGCACGCTGTACGTGTCCCGCAAGGTCACCAACGGTGCCGAAATCATCGCCTGGGCCAAGTCGCAGGGGTTTGAATTCACGGTCCCGGTTGAGGATCTGCATGTCACCGTCGCCTACAGCCGCTCGCCTGTTGACTGGATGAAGGTCGGCGAGTCCTGGTCGGGTGATGGCAAGGGTGAGCTGAAGATTGCACCAGGCGGTGCCCGGCTCATCGACAAGTTCGGCGAAGGCGCGGTGGTGCTGCTGTTCAACAGCTCCGAGCTGGCTTGGCGTCACGTCACCATCGTTGAGGCTGGCGCGTCTTGGGATTGGCCGGACTACCAGCCGCACATCACCTTCACCTACGAACCCGGCAGTGTCGATATCGACAAGGTTGAGCCATACCGTGGCGCGATCGAGCTGGGTCCTGAGATCTTCGAGGAACTCGACCCATGATCTTTACCGACTCCGTGCCAGTCACGGGCGTACGGCGCACCGAGGACGGTTACCTGGTGGCCGAGGCAAGGGTGGCGCGCACCGGCATTCAGGATTACCTGGGTACCGAGATTGACCCTGACAACGAGCACGGCTTGCGCGATAAGCCAATTGTGCGCGTGTACCGGCCCGAAAGCGCGGTGTTCCACGCCGACGCCATGCACTCGTACGCATACCGACCAATGACCAACGGGCACCCGGGCGGCGATGGCGTCAATTCCAAGAACTGGAAGGACGTTGCGATCGGCCAGACCGGTGGCGAGGTTGTCCGTGACGGGCAGTTCGTCAAGGTGCCCCTGGTGCTGATGGATGCCAAGGCCATTGCTGACTACGAGTCAGGCAAGCGTGAGCTGTCCATGGGCTACGGCGCCGAAGTCGTGTTCCAGGATGGAGTAACCGGCGACGGCGAGCAGTACGACTGCTACCTCGGCCCCATGAAAATGAACCACCTCAGCCTTGAGCATCGCGCTCGGGGCGGCATCGATCTTCGCATCGGTGACCACAAACCAGACACCCCCAAAGGAGGCCATGACATGGCTGATGCACTGCGAAAACTCCTTGTCGATGGCATCTCCATTGATGTCACCGAGCAAGGCGCCCAGGCCATCGAGAAGCTGAATACCAAGCTTGCCGATGCTGCCAATGCCACCAAGACCCTGACCGACGCGCACGCCACTGCAATCGCGCTGAAGGACGGCGAACTGGCGAAGAAAGACGACGAGATCACCAAGCTGAAGGCGGCCGTGATCAGTGACTCCGATATCGACAAGCGCGTAACTGCCCGCGCCGACCTGCTCAGCAAAGCCAAGGCCATCGCCGACGCCGACTACACCGGCAAGACCGACGCCGAGATCCGCAAGGCCGTGGTCATCGCCAAGCTGGGTGATGCGGCCGTAACGGGCAAGGCTGACGCCTACATCGATGCCCGCTTCGAGATCCTGGTAGAAGACGCTGCCAAGAACCCGGCCAATGACCCATTCCGCCAGCACATGATCCACCAGGACAGCGCTGCCGGTGGTGATGATTCGGAAAAAGCACGGCTGAAGATGATTTCGGACATGCAAACCGCCCACCTGCCGAAAGCATAAGGAGCACACCATGGCTACTTACCAAACCACGTACACCAACGCTCCAGCCAAGGGCGTGCCCGGCCTGGTCGCCAACGAAGAGAAGTGCAACAAGATCAGTCGCACCGTCTCGAACGCCGAAGGCATTGTCTTCGGCGCGCCTGGCTTCCGTGTGGCTGGTGCTGGCAACGATCACAAGATCGCCGCCACTGGCACCCTGTTCCTGGGCCTGGCTGTGCTGAGCGCAGCCGTACCGCCTGTGGCGACCGGTTCCACTCTGATCGACGGCTACCCGCGAGACTTCACCGGCGCGTTCATGACCGATGGCCAGATGTACGTAACCGCCGGCGCAGCTGTAGTGCCTGGTGATGACGTGTACTACGTCGCCGCGACCAATCGCTACGTCACGACCGCCGCTGAAGGCGCGGTGTTGATCCCTGGCGCCATTTTCGACACCACCGGTGCGAACGGCGACATCGTTGAAATCTCCCTCAAACATCGGAGCGCTTAACATGCCTCAAGCTTTCGAAGACGCTCAGTCGGCGTTCCCGTTCGTTCTGGCCCAGGGCCGGAACATCGAAACGCGCATCTACACCCGCCGCTACCCGACGTTTAACTACGCCGCGAGCATTCCAGTGGTCACTGAAGGCGCTCCATGGGCCATCGGCACCACGTTCTTCACCGTCGATACTGCCGGTGAAGCCAAGTTCCTATCGGGCTCGGGCACTGACATGCCGTTCAACTCGGCAACGCACGACCAGGCATCGCACGACTTTGCCATGATCGGCTCCGGCTGGGAATGGAACCTGGAAGAAGTGAACCAGGCACAGCTGTACGGCATCAACCTGAGCGGCACCAAGGCTGATTCGGCCGCCGACAAGGTTGAGCGCCTGCTGAACAGCATTGCCTTCACTGGCAGTGTTGAGAAGCACTGGACCGGACTGTTGAACGACAGCAACGTTTCGCGTGTTGACGCCGCTGCGTCCGGCACTGCTGGTTCGACCTACTGGTCCGCCAAAGACGTCGACCTGATCATGGCTGACGTGAACGGCTTGCTGGGCAGCATCCGCACCAACACCGGTGAAGTCGAGTGGGCGGATACCTTGCGCATGCCGCCTGACGCATTCCGCGCCGTGGCAACCAAGCGCATGGGCGCTGGCGATGGCTTCATGACGGTGCTGGAATACATGCGCCGCAACAACATCTACACCGCCGAGACCGGGCTGCCGCTGGACATCGCGCCACTGCGCGAAGCCCGGAACGCTTCGCAGGATGGTGGTGGTCGTCTGGTTGCGTACCGCAAGGACCCGGAAGTGGTTCGCTTCCACCTGCCAATGCCGCGCCGCGTCCTGGCCCCGCGCCAGAAGTCCATCATGGGCTTCGAAACCGGGATCATCGCCCGTACCGGCGGTACCGAGATTCGTCTGCCGGGCGCCGTGGCGTACCTCGACGAAATCACCCCGCCAGTATCCTGATAGGAGGTCGACATGAAAGTGACCAATAACTCGAAGGCACTGCAGGGCGTGCATACCACGGATGGTGTGGTCTATATCCTGCCAGGCAAAACCAAGGAGGTCGATCTGACCCCAGAAGGCCATAAGGGCGCGTCTCGCCTTGCTTTTCTGAGCGTGGAAGACAAAGCGCCTGCCGGTGATGGTGACGAGCGAACCGAGCTCTTCGCCAAGCTGAAAGCGCTGGGTATCGATGCAGCCGGCAACAGCAAGACCGAAACCTTGCAGAAGAAGCTGGACGAAGCCTTGGCCGCTGCCGAAAAGCAGAAGGTCATCGAAGAGCTGACCGCGCTGAATGTCGAGTTCGACAAGGAAGCGAATCTGGAAGCCCTGCAGGCCGCACTGGCCGCCGCCAAGGCGTAACACCCCGCAAAACCCGGAGCGCATGTCGCTCCACCTATTCGAGATATCCCGATGCCAGACTTTTACGGAACCGTCGCAGCTGCCGACGCCTATCACGCTGCGCGCGCGAATACCGCCTGGGCCGGCGATGAAGTGGCGAAGCAGGCCGCGCTGATCCGGGCATCGGTCTACATCGACGGCCGCTACCGGAAGCTGCTGGCCTCTGGCGCGTGGCAGTCATTGTTCCCCGGCGTGAAGACCGAGGGTAGAGGGCAAGCCAGGGAATGGCCGCGCGCAGGCGCCTATGACTATGAAGGCAACCCGATCCCAGCTGACCAGGTGCCAGTCGAGGTTGAGCAGGCAACGTACGAGGCGGCTCTGCGTGAGATCGTCGAGCCGGGAAGCCTCAGCCCTGACTTCGTGTCTGCATCATTGGTCAAGCGCGAGAAGGTCGGGCCGCTGGAAACTGAATTCGCCGTGTCGGTGGGTGCAGACGCCGCCGGCTCTGTCCGACCGGTGATCAGTATCATCGACGAGATGATTGCCCCGGTGCTGGTGGCTCGCTACACGCTGCCTGCGGTGTTTACGGTATGACCCCGGCGCAGATCATCCAGGCCATCGAAGGAATGGAGCCTGCGATGCAGCGGGCCTATCTGGATCAGGTCAAGACGGTGGTCAGCGCAACAACGATTGCAGAAGTCGAGCGCCTGATCGCTGAAGATGATGAGGATGGGCTGGTCGCACTGCTAAGCCTGGGCGCACTTTCCGCATTCCTTGAGTTGGCCAGGTCTGTATTCATCGCCGGTGCCAAGTTCGAGATAAAGGCGATCAGCATTCCACGCGGCCTTGGCCGGTTCGAGTTCGATGCTCGTAAGCCTTCGGCCGAGCAGTGGGTGTCGGCAAAGGCAGAAGAGATTCGAGCGAACTCATTTATCGACGTCCGAGCAGCCATTCGCGAGGTGATGGGCAGTCGCAGCCGGGTCGTCGGTTTGCCCAGTGCGCAGCCTGTTGCGGCGCAGGTCGAAGTCAGCGCTACGCCGATGGTTCGCACGCCTCGCCAAGCAGCACTCGATCTGCTGGGGCGAGTCAGCGCGCAGACAGGTTCTCGGTCCGGTGGCGTCATCGGCCTGCCTGGCAACTATGCGCAGTACGTGCTGAATGCCCGGGCTCAGCTGTTGGGCGGTAATCCCGACGAGATGCGCAAGTACTTGCAGCGCAAGCGTCGGGATCGCCGCTTCGACGGAATCGTGAACAGAGCAATCAAGGCTGGTGAGCCGGTCGCCCAGGCTGACGTCGACAAGATCGCTGGTCGCTACGCTGATCGTCTGATGAAGACCTATGCCGAGATGCTGTCCAAGGCTGAGGCGCTGGAGTCCTTCGGCGCCGGCCGCGATCAGGTTTACGAGCAGCTGATTGCTCAGGGCCTGGATCGTGACTCAGTGACGAAGACCTGGCGCGACCGAGGTGACAAGAAGGTCCGCCACACGCATTCGGTTATGGGTGGCCAAGAGGTGCAGAAGGATCAGCCGTTTCAGAGCCCTAACGGGGCGCTGCTCCGCTACCCGGGCGACACCAGTCTGGGCGCTGGTTGGAGTGAGCGTGCCAACTGCCGATGCTCAGCCATCTACAAAATAAGGCGCAAGTGATGCCAGATATCTATGACCGCTCAAAGGCCCTGGCCACACGGATGCTTGCGCCGCGCAGCAAGGGCGGGAAGGGACTGGAACTGGTCCTGCGCCGCGAGACCCTGGGCGAATACGACCCGGATGCGCCGCCGACACCCAGTGAGTTGGTCGTGAACGGCTCCGGCTTCCGCGAGGAATACGACAACAAGTACATCGACGGCACGCTGGTCGTGCGCGGCGACGTCAAGTTGCTGGTGTCTCCAGTGCAGCTCAGCGGGGCGGATATGCCGACCCCGCTGAGCAATGACCGAATCGAGTTCGACGGCACCACCTACACCGTGATCACCGTCGGCCCATGGAACTATGCCGGCCTGGCGGTTGGCTTCGAACTGCAGGTGCGCAAGTAATGGCCAATCACATGACCAGCCGCTACGGCGGACAGCAGGGCAGTTTTGCCGAGAGCCTGGCGGCATTCGCTGAGCAGGCCAAGGAAGCCATTGACGACGTGTTCCGCGATGTCGTGATCGAGATCGGAACCTCGATCATCCGCCTGTCACCGGTGGATACAGGGCGCTTCAAAGGCAATTGGCACCTGTCAATCGACAATATCGAGAGCGTCACCTTCGATGAGGTTGACCCGACCGGCCAAGACACGATCGCGTCACTGATCGCCTCGGCCAGCGATCTTCGAGCGGGGCAGGCGGCATACATCATCAACAATCTCGAATACGGCATACCGCTTGAGTACGGGCATTCGGCTAAAGCCCCTGCGGGCATGGTGCAAATCACGCTCGCACGCTTCCAGCAGATCGTCGAAGAAGCCATCAGGAATAACCAGGTATGAGCCATAACATCATCGCAGCGGCTTTCGAGTCGCGCCTGCTGGCCTGGGCCAAGGCTCGATCCAAGCCACTGAAGGTAGTGGTCGAGAACGAGACATACACCCCGGCTACCGGCGAGACATACCTGCGGGCCTTCACTCTGCCGGCAGTGACCGGCAGTAACACGCTCGGTGGAGACCACCACCTGTACGTCGGCGTGTTCCAGGTGAACATCGTTGCACCATCCGGTAAGTACCGGACAGAGGCCAGCGGCATTGTTGACGAGCTCGCCGCTCTGTTCCCGGTGAACCTGCGCATCCCGCGCGCTGGCCTGGTGGCCATCGTCCTGACGCCGGTCGGGCCAGGCCCAGGCATTGCTGACGGCACCACCTACACCGTGCCGGCCTCGTTCCAGTATCGAGCCGACACCAACTAATTCGCCCGCTGGGCAAACCCAGAATCCGCCACTGAGCGGATTTTGTCATTTCTGCAAAGAGGAAAATCACATGGGATTCAGATTACCCAACGGCGCGACCCTGCAAATCGCTTCGACATACGGCCCGGCGATCCCGGTAACCGCGCTGAGCAACGCCAACCCTGCGGTGGCCACTTCTGCGGCCCACGGCCTGAGTGATGGCGACATCATCGCAGTGACCTCCGGCTGGACTCGCCTGAATGACCGCGCCGCGCGCGTGGCTGCCAGCCTGACCGGCACCTTCGCTCTGGAAAACGTCAACACCACCAACCTTCAACCATACCCGGCTGGATCTGGCGCGGGTTCGGTGCGCGAGGTAACCGGTTTTGTTGAGATCTCGCAGATCACCGACGTGGCTACCACCGGCGGCGACCAGCAGTTCCTGACCTTCGGCTTCCTGGCTGACGATGACGACCGCCAGATCCCGACCACCAAGAACCCGATCAGCATGTCGTTCACCGTGGCGGATGACCCATCCCTGGCGTACGTGCCGGTGGTTGAAACCGCTGACGAGGACAAGGTAACCCGCGTACTGCGTTTGAACCTGCCGAACGGCGACAGCATTCTGTACAACGCGTACGTGACGATCACGTCCACACCAGCGCTGTCCCGAAACAACCTGATGACCCGCGTCATCACTCTGTCGCTGGCTGGCCGCCCGACTCGTTACTCGGCAGTGGTGGTGTAATCCATGGCCAAGATCAAGATCGCCCCAAACCCAACGTTCAAGGCCAAGGTGCAGATCCCTCGCGTGGGCGGTGAAGCAGTGTCCGTGGACTTCGATTTCAAGTACCTGGACCGCATCGCGCTGTCGGCGCTGTTCGACCGTTGGAACACCGCGCGTGACGCGCACGCAACCAAGGTGCAGGACGAAGGCATGTCCTGGCAGGATGCCACGGCCTCCGAGATCGCGCTGCAGGTCGACCAGCTCAAGGACATCGTTAGCGGCTGGGGCTTCGACGAGAAGCTGTCCGACGAAGCCATGACTGCGCTGGTCACCACCTGCGTAGGTGCGCCTCAGGCAGTGCTGGCCGCCTATCAGGCCGCCTACCAGCCGGCCCGCCTGGGAAACTGACCGGCGTCGCTCGCATCCTGTACGAACAGGGGCCGTCAGAAGCGGACCTGGCGGCCTTCGGCATGACCAAGGCCGATATCCCCGACGAAGAGTACGAGGTCTGGCCAGACAACTGGCCGGCCTTCCTACTGTTCGAGGCGATGTCCACGCAGTGGCGTGTGGGTATGGGCGGCGCCGTGGGCCTGGACTACAACGTGATCAAGCCGGTGGCGAGCATGATCGGCCTCAAGCGTGCCGAGTTGGCACAGGCCTTCCCCGATCTGCGGATGATGGAGGCAGAGGCGCTGCTGGTGATGAGCGAGAGCAGGACGTAGACAACCAACATGACGCGGCATGGCCGTAGGGTGAAATTATGACCAATGCAACTGAAGGGAAAGCTACTCTAGACGCGCGAGCCGAGGGATCGAAAAGCCCCGGCTCGCGTTATGTTCTGGCTTGGTTTGAAGTTCAAATCGCGAACACAAAACTCACTTCTTCGGCTGTGCAGCCTTTATCTCTTCGATAACCTTGAGGGCGCCGTCGATTGGGGCTTTGTAGTATCCAAGCAAGTGACCTTCGAATCCGGTGTCTTGGCTGTTTAGATATATTTTCAACTGCTCGACGAGCTTTTCACGCTCCGGAGCGTCGCGATAAACAATTGCTGCCAGCGCTTGGACTGTGCGGGTCAGTCCGAGATTGAATGCGTCGTGGCGGGTGAGCTCATTTGGATCGATTGCCATGTTGACCTCCAGGTCATAAGCGCGCCGATATTGGCGCAACCCCAGTCCTTGGGCTTGCAGGCGTAGGACTGGGGAATCCTTGCGTGTGGCAGGAGGCTACTACCGGCCGATGGTCGGGTGTTACTGGGGATTCGTACAGCCGGCTTTGGTGCTTCCTGCGGATGGTGGTAGATTGCCGCTATCACAGGGAGGGCACGTATGAAGGGTTTTGGTATTTTTTTAGCCATTATTGGAGTGGTCGCAATGATCGCGGCCTTGGCAATGGACGTTTCTGTTTCTTCTGGCATCGGCCGCGTCAATAACATGGGGCTCATGGCTGACCGGCAGAACTACATAATCATTGGCGGTATCCTGCTACTTGCCGGGCTTTTGCTGCTCGTTATGGGAGGCAGATCCCAGGCTTCGCCTGAGTCTACATTCGACACCAGGCCCTGCCCATTTTGCGCCGAGACAATCAAGAACGCAGCTGTGAAGTGCAAGCATTGCGGCGCTGAATTCGAGCGCGGCGCCGTACCTGAATTGCCGTCGCTTAAGTTTGGATGGGTTGCAAGGGTGATCTGTGCAAACGAAGAGACGTGCGCCAGTGTTTCTGAGTCAATTCGAAAGGCTGGATTCCCAGTAGTTGAAATGCACAAGGTCGGCGGTGTCGCCGCTGGTGCGTTTGAAAAAAAGACTGACGCCGAAAAAGCCGCCGAACACCTTGAGCAAAACTTAGGATTCGCAACCACAGTGATGTTCCGAGACAAGATCAGCGGAGATTACAGCTGATATTTATCGCGAAGATTTAAGCCCGCCTAGAGCGGGTTTTTTTATGTCCGGAGAAAAGTATGCCCTCAATTGCCGAACTTGGAATCAAGGTCGATTCGACTGATGCAGCCCAAGCAGGTAGCGACCTTGATCGACTCTCGGCGGCTGGAGCTCGCGCTGAAAAGGCAACTGACAGCGTTTCCAGGAGCGCGGAGAAAGCCGCCTCGTCGCTCAAGAAGCAGAGGGACGAATTATCCGATCTGCTCGGCGAGATTGACCCTACGACCAAAGCTCTAAATCGTCTTGATGAGCAAGAGCGGAAGCTTTCGCAGTACAAAAAACTCGGAATGGACCCCGAGGTATTCAGCAACTATCAGGGTAAAATTCAGCAATCTAGAGAGGCGTTGAGCCGGTTCGATGACTCATTGACGCGAACTGGAAATACCGCAAGGCAGAACGCCGCAGCTCTTCGCGGGGTGCCGGCGCAGTTCACGGACATATTCGTCTCGCTTCAGGGAGGCCAGGCCCCTATGACCGTCTTGCTACAGCAGGGCGGTCAATTGAAAGATATGTTCGGCGGAATTTTACCAGCGGCCAAAGCGCTTGGAGGCTATGTCGCCGGATTGATAAATCCATTCACAATTGCCGCATCAGCGGTTTTGGCATTTTCAGTAGCGGCATATAAAGGGTATGAGCAGGCAGAGGCCTATAGAAAAGCGCTCACTCTGACGGGAGAAGCCGCCGGCAAAACCTCAGACGACCTGATCGCTCTGTCCAACTCACTTGCCAGGGGGCGCAACTTTTCTGAGTCCAGTCAGGCTGTTTTGGCGCTGGCTAACAACGGCCGACTAACTGGAGAGGTATTTACTGAGGTGGCGCGGGCGGCGACCGAGCTTTCTGTTGCTACCGGCAAAAGTGCTGGCGACATCGCCGATCAAATGTCCAACACAAAGGGCAAGGTCAGCGATCTCGCTGCCGAATACAGCGACAAATATGGAGTAATTACGCTCGCGGTCTTTGAGCAAGTGAAAGCCCTCGAGCTGCAGGGCGACAGGATGGGGGCTATTAGAGTTCTCGCCGGCGCAGTGGCGGACGAGATGAGCGCCCGCAACAGTGAGATGGTTGAGTCCACCCGAGGGCTTGCAAAGGCCTGGGATGATGTGAAAACCAGTATCTCCAGCACCTGGAACGAGCTCAAGGTTGGCCTGTCCGCAAGCCAAGAACTTTTCAAACTTCAGCACCTTCAACTTCAACTCCAAGACGCTCAAGAAATTGGCGATAAAGCGCTGATTTCTGGGCTGGAGAAGCAAATTGAGCTGGCGCAGAAGGCTGTTGATGCTCAGACCCAGAAAACCGAAGCGGCGTCAGCAGAGGTTCAGTCGCGGCGATCTGCTGTTTCTGCCGAGTCTAAATGGTACGAGGATGGGCTGAAATATCGAACCGATCAGAAAAAGCTGGAAGATGAGATCACCCAGGCTCGTATCGAAGGGACAAAAGCAGGCAAGACTCAGGCCGAGGTAGACCAGCGAATCCTGAGCATCCGTGAGAGCTACAAGAGCAAGCTGAAGACAACCCCTGGTGCAGTCGACCTCACCTCGTTCAACGACTCGAAAAACCAGCTCAATGCTGTGCTCAGCTACTACAAGAGCGCCGATAAGGAGCTGGAGGCGGCACAGAAGGCCGGTATTATCTCCCAGGAGAGTTACACCTCCCAGCGCGTGGCATTGCTCCAGCAGCAGGCGTCAGAGGTCAAATCCTCCTACGAGGCCGAGATATCAGCGCTTGAAGCTGCGAAGGGCAAAGCCGGAACATCGGCTGCCCAGCGCATCCAGCTGGACCAGAAGATTGCCGACGCCCGGGCCAACATGGTCAAGGCTCAGCAGGAGTCGGACAGCGAGCTGGCGGTGATCGCGACCAATGAGCAGGGCAGGTTGAAGAAGCAGGAACTGGCCATTAAGTCGTACACCGATGCGCTGGACCAGCAGAACGCCGCATTGCAGCGCGCCGGCAGTCGAGCGGCTGAAGGCGTTGGTCAGGGAGAACGTCAGAACGCCATCAACGGCGACCTGAACGGTATTTCAGACCGAGCCAACCAGCAGCGCCTGGATCTGGCGCGCGACAAGGCCGACGCCTCGCGCAACATGAGCGCCGAGGAATACCAGGCCAAGCTTGAGGCGATCAACCGCAGCGAGCGTGACCTGACGCAGACCACGCTCAGCAACTATGAGCAGATGTCTGTGGCGCAAAGCGACTGGCGAAACGGCGCGACGTCGGCATTCAGCAATTACCTGGACTCGGCTCGGGACGTTGCTGGGCAGACACGCAGCCTGTTCACCAATGCCTTCAGCTCTATGGAGGATGCGGTGGCCAGCTTCGCCACCAACGGCAAGTTCTCGTTCTCCGACTTCGCCAAGTCGATCATCGCCGACATGGCGCGTATCGCAACTCGGCAGGCGGCCTCCGGATTGCTGTCGAGCCTTGCCGGTAGCGCGCTTGGCGCGTACTTCGGTGGCGGTGCGGCGGCGGGTGCGGGAGCTGGCAGTTTCGGCTCCAGCATCGGCAGCGCGATCACCGCAAACGCCAAGGGCGGTGTGTACGACTCCCCAAGCCTGTCGAGCTTCAGCAACCAGGTGCATGACAAGCCGCAGATGTTCGCCTTCGCGAAGGGCGCGGGCATCTTCGCCGAAGCGGGGCCGGAGGCAATCATGCCGCTGACCAGGACGGCCGGCGGCGAACTTGGTGTCCGTGCGCTGGGTGGCGGTGGTGGCGGGGCGGGCGGTGGCAATACCTTCAACTTCCCAGTATCGGTTTCCGTGCAAACGGCTGGTGACGGCAGCGCGCCGACGCAGGAAGACACCACTCAACTGGGCAAGGGCATTCAGCAGGCAGCGAAGACCGAGGCGGAAACCGCAATTGCCAAGGGCCTTCAGCCTGGCGGCTCAATCTGGCGAGTCATCAACGGGAGGTAACCATGGCGATTGAAACGTTCACCTGGGCCACCCAGAACGGGGAGGCACCCGATATTACCTATCGGGTGCGCACCTCGCAGTTCGGGGACGGCTACAAGCAAGAGGTCGGAGACGGGATCAACAACAAAGTCGATTCCTATCCGATCACCCACACAGGCGGACAGGCGAGAGCGCTGGAAATTATGGCGTTCTTCGACCGTCACAAGGGTGCCAAAGCCTTTCTCTGGACAACCCCGCTTGGACAGCTTGGCCTGTTCACCTGCAAGAACCCAACCCCTACGCCCATGGGCGGGGGGGTATTCAAAGTGACAGCGACGTTCGAGCGCGCTTTCCACCCGTAAAGGTCAATCCATGTCGCTGATCAATGCTATCCAGACTCTTGAGCCTGGTAACGAAGTCATGCTGTTCGAGTTGGACGGAAGCGATTACGGAGCCGATGTCCTGCGCTTCCACGGCCATGCGATCCCGCACACGCCTGCCGAACTGCTGGCCGCCGGCCCGAACGCTGACCAACTGCCGGCCAAGTCGATCTGGTGGAAAGGCGAAGAGTACGGCGCCTGGCCCATGCAGTACGAGGGAAGCGAGGCGAACGGCGACGGCACGGCAGTACGGCCGAAGCTGTCGGTCGGCAACGTCAATGGGCGCATCACAGCCCTGTGCTTGGCCTTCGAGGATCTTCTTGAGTTCAAGCTGACCATTCGCAACACCCTGGCCGAATTCCTCGATGCGGTGAACTTCGAAGTCGGCAACCCGACGGCAGACCCCACTCAGGAGTCGATCGAGGTCTGGTACGTCGACCAGAAGACCAACGAGGACGGTGAGACGGTCAGTTGGGACTTGGCCAGCCCGGGCGATGTCGGCGGCGAGACGATCGGGCGGCAGATGACCACGCTATGCCATTGGTGCCTCACAGGTGGTTACAGAGGCCCCAACTGTGGATACACCGGCCCCTACGTCACGAAGGACGGGGTTGTCACTGATGACCCTGAACTCGATGAGTGCGACGGAACGCTTGGCAAGGGCTGCGACCCGCGCTTTGGCGTAGGAAATCCCGCCTCATTCGGTGGATTTCCCGCTGTTTCACTCATTGCCCGGAGCTGAAGAATGCGCAAACACATCATCTCGGCAATCCAGACTCATGCGGCGGCCGAGTACCCGAAAGAGTGCTGCGGGCTGGTATTGTCCGTGGGCCGGGCGCAAAAGTACTTCCCGTGCCGGAATATCGCCACGGAGCCGAACGAAGAGTT